CCAACCTGAGCGACGCCGACCTGTGCGGCGCCAACCTGTGCGGCGCCGTCGTCGCCGAAGGCACCGTAACAGCCCACGCCGCCGGGCGCGATGGCGGCTACTACTGGCACGCCATGCGCCTGCAGGACGGCAGCATCATCCTGCAGTACGGGTGCGAGCGGCACCCGCTGCCTGTGTGGCAGGCGCGCGGGCCTGAGTACGGTGCGCGGCATGGCCACACTCACGACCACTGGGCCACGGGGCCAGCGGTGGCTATCGCGGCGGCGGTGGCGCTGAGCTGGACGCACGCTGCCGCGGTCCGAGGGGGTGCGCGATGAGCGCGATTGACGATGTTTTGGCCCACGCGGCCACATATCGCTCAGGGCTTGATCCGCACATCCCCATCGATCACCGCCCGCCGCGCGATGCTGCCGCCGTCGCCGTCAGCGCCCCATCCGGTCCCGCCATCAGCCTGAGCGATGCGCCGCTCAAGGGCCTTGACAGTCTTTTCCAGGCTGCTCAAGGCTTTTGCGGTATGCTGCGCTTCGGTCTTTTGACTGTCGATCAACGCATCGATCTGTTTCAAGTGGCGATCAATCGCATGCGCTGCAAGCGGCAACAAATGCGAGATCACAAGGCGATACACCGCAGCGCCGACAATCAAAAGTACCAAGGTCGCGGCGCCTGGACCGGCAAGGTAGGGCGCCAAAGCGAGCGGATCGACTTGTGCGAGCATGGTTTAGCCTCCGATTCGGGCGCCTATACGCCGCGGATTTCCCAGTGTGCGCCATCCGGCGGGCCGTTCCAATCACCGCCCCAATGCAGTGTAACACCGTGGGGCACCGTACCGTCTGCCTGCATCTCTGCCCAGGTTGCGTATATCACCGGAGCACATGCGCGGATAGGGGCCCAATCATCCGGGCTTGCTTTGCCGTCGATAAATGGCACAACGTCAATCGCTTGGCTGGGTTTGGTATTGTGCTTGCTCTTGCCCGGTTTTGCGTTGGTGACGATTTTACCGGGCATCGTCCGACCCTTGGCATATAGCGCCGCCTGCTCTGCCGCCGACCGATGACCATACACCACGGTCAAATCATGCGGCATATCTGGATGCGCCAACGCCCGCCGAAACAGTGTCACCAACAGCGGGTGACAGGTATGCAGCCGGGCCGTTGACGTTGCACCGAAGCTAAATCCCATCGTCATCCTCTTTTGCAGACTGTGCAAGCTCTACCGCAATCTCAATCAAGTCAACCGCAAGCGCCGCGATTTCGGCAGCGGTAAACCCACCCGCCCAATACCGCGCCGCCTTGGCGGCAAGGCGCAAAAGCTTCGACAGAATGGGCTTGACGTCTTGGGGCATAGGCTTGGGCATTAGGCCTCCGGTGCGCCTTGACGGCGCATGCGGCGTTCGGCGAACGCCACAAGGTCAACAGGCCGCAACGGTAGCCGCAAAACTGCGACCCCGTTTGTGATCACGAAGACTGTGCCTGTGCCTGCCATCTTATCACACCCTCAAGAAGTGCGGAAGCATCGCGTAAAAGCCCTTCGGGTGCACCTGCGCTGACCAAATATGCCACAAGGTCGGCGGCCTCTTGCACCGCCTCGATTGGGGCCGGACCCCAGCCCAACCGCAACGGCTGCCCATACAGGGCTTCGCCGTGCGATAGCCTAACGGTGATGACCTGCCGTGCCGCTGGCGACAGGTACACCGGCAAGTGATCGACAACGCGGGCCGAACCGGTAAGGCACGGCCCGCAGTCCTGCAGAGCGATATCGCTCAAGGCAGAACCAAGGCGCCTTGCGCGATAGCGTCTTGCAGCGCCTGCACAATCGGACGGGCAAGGCTTCGCGACGTTGTGGCGTCGGGTTGGGTCGCGCTCGAAAGGTCGATGCCCGCAAGTGTGGCGGCTTCGTCAAGGGTCATACGGATGACCAGAGACACAGTGCCTTCGGGTTGCGGTTCGGCGATTTGCCATTCGTATGCAGTACGCATCACGTGCTCCCGTTGACTTTGCGCAGAAGGCGCAGCTTCATCAATCGGATTTCGCTGTTACTGGTCGCCGATCCATCGTGGTACATCCACCATTTTGTGCGGAACTGAATGTTGGCGTCGAACCAGTTAGCCGACACGGGGTAGTTACCCGCTGGCGTGGTCATCGAGCCGGACGCCACCTGCACGCGCACGCGTTGCCCGCTTTGCGGGTCGCCATAGTCAGTCGCGCCAACGCGCACGAAAACGTCATGCTGGCGCTGATCGTTGATCGTGACTTGCACGCCCGCGGTGTAATCGCGGTATGTGCCAGGGGCTACGGTCTGAATGGCTTGCTCGGCTGCCGAGACAAGGTAGCTAATCACTCGGATCATCGCCGATGATGACGTATTGATGTTGCGCAGACCGGTTCCCGGCGTCGTGTAACTGTCGCGCCCAAGGTCCAAAATGTGGACAAAGGCGCCGGTGCCGCTGGGTTCGCGCCCTGCGACGATGGCCTCAATCATCCACAGGTCACGCCGAGAACCGCCCCGCAACGCATCCCAACCCGCCGGCCAAATACCGATAGCCGGCTGATTGGTGATCGCGCCGTTGACCAGGGTCAAGCCCGAGCCGGACGGCGACAGACTCAGCGTCCGCGCCTCGACGCTGTTGTTGTAGACGTATGCCCGCGGGGTAACACCATCGCTTGCATACAGCGTCGCATACCATGCGCTCGTTGAAGTTGTCGTGCTCGTCGTGCTAAACGCCGTCCAGTTTGCATCGGTGAAATCGACCGCATCAACTACGGTCCATTCACCAACAGTCGCGACGCGCCCAACTGCGATGGTGACGACTGAATACCCTTTAGCCCCAAGGCTATCGGTAATCGTCAGCATGAACGCATAGGTCACACCGTCGCTTAGACCTGCGACAGTCCAAGGCCCCAGGCCCGACCCCGCGATCGGCACGCCAGAACCGCCAAGTTCAGTGACGGCGTAAGTATAGGGGCCGGTTCCGCCCGAAGGTGCGCCCCACGTGCCGATAGTCGCCGTTGTCGAGCCTGCCGCCAAAGACTGCGAGGCTGGCGCAGTGCCCGGGGTGATTGTGGCAGACGTTGCCGCCACGGTCGCGATACCCTGCACAGTGCGGCTTGCACTTGCTGCATCGGTCACAGTGCGCGACAAGATAACGGTCTGCCCGTTGACCATGCCGCTAAGGGTTGTGCTTCCGGCGCCAGACCCAGACGTTGCAAGCGTTACGGTAGTAGATGCGCCCTGCGAATCATACACCACAGACGCCGCGCCGTAGCTGTATGGCGTTGTGCCGCCTGTCGAGGTTGCCCACGTGACTGTGGCAGACGTTGTGCCGGCGCTAACAGTCGCCGCCGAGGGTGCCGCCCACGCAAGCGCAGGCGACGCGCTAACCTGAATCACGCGGGGCACACTTCGGGCAACCTGCCCATCGGGGCCTGTCGCTGTCAGGTAGTGCACAGCCTCAAGGCCGTTGCTTGTCGGGATAACGTAGGGGCCCAAGCCCGAACCGCTGCTTGGCGTGATTGAGCTAAAGTCCGCTTGGTTGGTCACAGTCAGCGCATACGTAGTGCCGACAGGTGCGCCCGCGTGCGTATAGGTGACCGAAACCGATGTGGTTCCGGCTGGCGACGGCGACCCTTGCGCGGGCGGGGTTGGCGCCGACAGGTCGGCAGCCGCAACGTCGACAAGCGCAACGCTATCGGCAATCTGGCCGTCTGGCGCCGTTGCCCGAATCCGAGCCGCATAGGACACACCAGCGGAAACCGCCCAAGTCCACGCACCAAGACCTGACCCCGAAGCGGTTGGCGCTGAACCAGTCGATGGGGTAACGGTGACGGCATAGGTTGTGCCCACAGGGGCCCCGGCATGCGTCCAAGTGGCGCTTGCAGTCGTCGCCGACGATGCGAGCGATTGCGGGGATGGCGGGGTCGGCGGGGTCAGGTCGACAACCGAACCACCGGGCCGGGGAATGATCCGTGTGCGAAGGCGTGGCATTTCAGGCACTCACGCTAATATGCGCCACATCGTTCGCCGCATCGCCGCTGACGTAAAGCACAACGGCTGCGCCGCCCGGCGATGGGTTGAGCATATACGGTACGCCAAGTTCGACCCTAATACCGTTGCTATCGATTGCCGCACCATCCGTGCCGGTCGACGAAACAAAGCCCGCAGACTGCGTTTCGTTATCGCTGGCAAAGATGCGGATCGAGATTTCGCGCGCCCATCGTGGGAAGGTGACAGCGGTCGCGTTGCCGCCTGTACCACCCAGGGCGATGCGGTCGGTAATCGGGCCCGGCGTGCCGGACTTAGTGACGGTTGCGGCCATTGAGCACCTCGCACCGCAAGCGTAGCACGGTCAATCGCGCCGGTCTACCCGCCCGTATACACATCGAAAGCGGCGCGCTCCACGCCCCAAAGGCCAAATATCCACCGGCCCGCAACCCAACGCTTCGAGCGCACGAACACAACGCGATCGATCCAACCCAAGGCCGCATCTGTGACCGCTACAGCGGCGCCCGGTTCCAGGTGTTCATATTGCACGGGTGCACTATAGGTAACGGTAAACGGTCGCGCAGAACGGAAGCCAGCGCGCCACAGGGCGAGCGTATACAGGCTGCCCAGGTCTTGGCACCAAGGGATTTCGATCGCCTCGTCTTCGCTGGGCTGTACGCCTATAGGCGTGCGCGTGCGCACATCTACACCGCTGCGCCGACTTGGCTGGTCTGATGGCACCTCATCGGCCCGCCCGTCGACGATCACGATGCGGGCATATCCGCCGGTGTTCATGTTTTGGCCGCCCTTGAGCACAAGCCGCTTGGGTGCCGGCGCGTCGTCATAGACACATGCAGATAGCCTGTACCAACCGTCATCGGGACTTGCGGCTGTTGCCAAAGCGGGCGGCAGGTCGGGATTCAGCGCATCGATCCGCAGCCCTGCAGACGTATAGCGCAAGGTGATCGGCAAGCGCGGCAGAACCTGCGTAGACAGATACTCCCAGGCCGAAACCGCCGGATCGTTGAGATAGGCGTCAAACCGAATCGCGCGCAGATAGTCGATTGCCGCGGCACTTCCGCCGATGTCGAAAGGCAGCCCCGCCCTTGCGATTAGGTAACGTATCGCCTCGCCGACAGACGAAGGCGCGCCCGGCTGCGATGCCCCGCCGACGCCAGACGCCGCCGACCACGCGACCGCGTATGCACTCGCTGTCTTGTCGAGAACGGCGCTGGCGAGGATATCCACGTAGTAGTAAGGCAGACCCGAATCGGTAATGCCAGCCAATACCCCTTGCGCTTCGTTGGTGCTGCCGTCGCTGATCACCACGGCATCACCCGGTGATGCGACGTCATACCCGGCGATCAACAGATGTTCGGCCTGTGCGCCTGCAGTCTCGACCACATAGGCAGGGGTAGAATACAGCCCGATCACCGTATCGCCCGGCTTGCCAATCACCAGCGGGAACGGAAAGCCTGCGGCATCATCGCGCAGATTCGGGAAGTCTTCTGCCGTGATGGTCGCCGCAGGGCTTAGCAGCGGAACCCGCGACGTCCACGGGGTAGCCTCTACCGATGCACTAAACCACGTGTCGGCCCGCAAGGGGTCACCCCATGCAGGCTGCGCAAGCCGACCTTCCGCGACATCAACGCGGGCCGTGTGACTGATAGTTTGGATGGCATAGTTGCGATGCGGCTCAACCAAGGCATAGGATAGGCGCGCCATGCCTTCACGCAGATCGAAGCCGTGGCGGGCAAGTTCTGCAGGCGTCGGGTCGATATGGCCTTCAACCGATACCGTCTGCGAGGCTGGCGACACACTGAGAAGATCGATCTCTTCGGCGAAGTCGACGTCTGACAGGCTGCCGCTGTATTCGGTCACGGTGCCATTGGCTTCGGTCACAGCGATCGGGCGCGTGGATAGGCGGAATGTATACCCCGGAAGCTTGATCGTCAGAAGCCAAACCAAATCAGCATCGGCGCGTGGCATGGTTAGACCTCTTCGGTGATGACAAGGTTACCGCTGCGGTGTACTTCATCGGTCAACTCTTCGCCTTGAATCGTGTCAATCTGATCGACCGCCGAAGCGGTGCCGACGATCAAACCAGCGCGGCGCCGAATCGTCTGCGTTGTGGTGATCGGCAAAGTGACTTTCGGCAAGAGCGCGACCATGCGCCCATCGGCTTCGTTCAATAGCCCGGTCAAGCTGTGCAAAGTCGCGGCGTTTGCGTTGCTTGCGTCGCTGCTATCGTAATCCGCGAAGTCGGGTTCGGGGCTGGCCGCCCACATCTGCGTTTCGTCTACGCCGTCTGCCCAGGTCATTTGGATGACCCGCCGCGTTGGGGCTGGCCTCGACAGATAGGTGCTGCGGTCGGGCTGAACCTCGACAACTGAGCCGCGTTCAGTCGTTTGTGTACGCCCCCACGAATACGGCGCCGCCAAGACATGCAGCGGACCCAACACCATTTGCCCGATGGTGTAGTAATCTTCTGCCGTTTGCTGGGCATCAATCAGAATACGCCAGCCATCAGCGTTTGCGCTGAACGGGAAGATAACAGCGATTTCGGGCGACCATAGGCGCATCGTGCCGCTGGTCTGTTCGGTGCCGGTCACACCGGCTAAAGTCATACGGCAGACCGGGCCGCCATAGGTGCCCGTCGAAAGCTTGCCTTCGGTGCTGTGTCTGACCTTGCGCTGCGCGATAAGCACGCCGCCTGAGATATTCCCGAACTCGGCAGTCCAGCCCTCAAGCTCTGCCGTCGCAAAATAGGGCCGATCGGCTGCATAGGTCGACGGGGTAAGGGTATCACCGTTGCGGGTGAAGCCAATAGCCGTTGACGAAAGCGCCGCGTCAATCGTCGCTTGCGTAGTCCACACGCCGCCGATGCGGGCTTGTACCGCACCCGTGCGCCAGTTGATTCCGCGCAGAACGCAGGCCATCACAGGCCCCAGCGGGGAGCTATCTGTGCCGGTCGACTGCAGCCGGAACGCAATGGTCTGTTGCACATTGTCGGCTTGCGACCGCCAACCCAAGCGGGGCGAGCGCGCAATCTGCGGCAGGATGCGCCGTACCGCGAAGGTTGCATCGGGCGCCGTGCTCCACACTTGACCGGTATAGAACGGGCCCCGCAGGCCGGTAACGCTGACCTCAGAAGCCGCGAAGGCCGCGTTCGGCACCGCGGGGAGTTGCCGCCCCTTGAGGATATCCGGCAACTGTGAGGCGTCAAAGCTATCCCAATGCGCCGATGTGCCGACGTTCGAGAAGCCCGCCCGGCTGCCGAAAGACGCCGCGACAAAATACCACGACGACGTTGGTGCAGAGGCTGCGCCTGCAAACTGACCCCATTGCACGCGATGATTGCCGACCGTCCCGCCATCATCGGTCAGAGTATCGGAGCCTAAGAACGTCCACGAACGGGTAACGTCCGGCGCCCATGTGCGATACCAAATCGCAACCGTGCCGGTACTGCCGTCAAGCCCCACGCGAACGTGTTTGACCCCTTGCACCGCAAGCGAAGTCAGGATGTTGGAACCCGATACATCATCATAAACGACGATGAACGAAGTGTTTACGCGCACACTGACTTGATACCCATACACGCCATCATCTGCCCGCACGCGCAGGGCGATGCGGTCGGTAGACGTATCGGGGTTTGCCGTCGCCTCGAACGCCGCTTCAACGATCACGGTTTCGCCGACGCTATCGCGCTGGGCTGGGTCCAGGCTCATCGGGTCTTCGAGGGTCGCGAATGTCGTTGATGCGAGCGGGGTTGTCAGGTTCAGCGCGCCCGGTGCCGATAGAACGGATGAACCGGTGCCGGTTTCGGTGTATGTGATTCCGCTAAGTTGCGAAGGTTCTTCGAACGGCCACCAAGCGTAATCCCAAGAGGCTTGATCTTGATACCGGGCGCCGCGGTTGATTGGCGGCAAACACTGCGTGGTCAGACCGCCAAGATAGGCGACGCCCAGGCTGTTGCCATACGTAGCGGTCGGAGCAACCCAGTTATGCGCAACCACAAACCGCCCGCGCTGCGCTGCGACCGCAAACCGCCGCACCCTGCAGATGCTTGGGCTTGGCGTGCCACTATCGGTATTGATGGGGCTAAACCAACGCGCGCTGTACCCGTAGCTGGGATCGCTCGCGCTGTAGGTGTCTTGACCCCAAGGAATCCAGGTCAACCCGCGGTCTTCGCTGACAGCTACCACCCCGCGATAGGTCGGAGTGTCAGGGTCTGCGGTGTAGTACACGCCGAAGACGTACACACAGCCGACTTCATCGGCGACGATGGCGAAGCCATTGTGCAGGCTGACAGTTGCCGCGACGTTGGCGAGATACACAGACCCAAGAGCGTTACCGCTGTCGACTGCGCTAACGATAATCGCCGATGCCGCACCCTGGAATGCCGACCCAAAGCGCCGGATTCGCGTGGTATATGCCGCCCCGCTAAACCGACCAAAGACCGCGATAAACTGGCCGCCGACTGCAACCACATCGCAATAGCCCTCGCCCGCGATTGTGGTTACCAGAACGAAAGACGCACCCAAGTCATCGGACGCCCATTGATACGTCGTGTTTGTGGTCCCGTTGCGGGTATGCACAAACAGAATGATTTGACCGTTGGCGTATGCGGCCCGCAGCCGCTGGATATCGGCAACCGGTACAGCCTGCACCGTGGTCCGGTCGACCGTTGCGGGCGCCGCGGCAGTCTGCCACGTGAGGCCGTCATCATCTGACGTAAAGGTCCACACGTAGCTGTCAGTACCGACAGGGGCTTCGATCGCAGCAAACAGAAATAGGCGCGACCCCACCACGCAAAGGCATGGATTGAAGGGCTCAAGTCCGTTGGTGTCAACAGTGATAGGCGAGCCCCACGAAGCCGCGCCGATTGCCCGCCGATACACCACAAGCGAACCGCCGCCAGTTCCCGCACCTTTGCGTGCGCACGCCACCAGCGCGCCTTCTGGCGTGGTGACGATATGCGGATCGATAAGGTAGTCTGTCGTTGTTGTGGTGTAGTTGACGGCCTCCCAATGCGAAACCGTGCCGGGGCCTTCCCAGCCTACCCACCCGGTCGAACCGTCGGGGCTGTGCACAACCGTCGCCGCCGTGCCTGTGCTGCCCGGCAGGCCCGCAGACTGCACACGGGTCACAACCTTGGCCGTCTGTGCACCGCTGGCCCGCAGGCTGCCTGTATAGGCGCCAGACGGGTCAGGGAGCCCCGCTCTGGGGCTCGCTTCGGTATAGCTGCTTTGGCTTGACCACGCCTCGACAACGCGATCAAGGCGAGGGTCCATCACAACCAAGGCGGGATGCTGCGGACGGGCGGTGCTTGTGGCCATAGGTCAGTACCCCAAAGCGCCGACAGGGCGCCCGGCAAGCATAGCACGTTGCAGGACACCGGCGCGCCCAAGCTCATCCTGTACAAATCGCCCGAAGTGCTTGTATGCCTCGACAACCACCACTTGCGGGCCGGTGCTTTCGCCGCGGTTGAGCCGATCGACCCCGGCTTGGCCGCCGATCGCACGCACAGCGCCGCGCGATAGCACAGCCTCGCCGGGCAATGCGTTGACCGGTACTTGGTCAGCCATCGCACCGCCGCCCTGAATCAAACCGCCGCGGTCGAATGCGGGCCGCTGCGCCGCAATCGTTGCGATTTGTGCGGCGGTAGTGGCGGCGATTCCAGATGCCGCCAGAGGCCCCGCAATCGGGCCAAGAGAGGCAAGCGCACGGGTAATCGCGACCGCGCCGTGTATCGTGGCTTCGGCAATACCTGCCGCCTTAGCTAACCGGAACTGACGCAACGCAAGTTCACGGTCGCGTTTGCTGTTGGCGTTTGCTGCCGCTGTCGCAAGGTCGGCAATGCCACGGGTAAACGATGCCGACGCATCAAAAAAGCTTGTTGCAAGCGCCATTCTGCGATCATGTATCGCCTTCTCGGTACTCATGCGCATATCGGCTTCGCGTTTCAAAAACTCTTTGCGCTTAGCCTCTGCCTCGCTGTCTTGCTTGATGCGCAAATCATTGAGTTTGTTCTGTAGCTCCATGCGCAAGGCGTCTTCTGCGACAGCGGCTTGCCGTACCAACTCAGGCTGATCTTGATATTTCTCCGCGATCTCAGTCAGTATATTGATGCGTTCTGCGGCAGCCATACCAAGCTTGCGCTCTTCGGTTGCTGTTTCAGCCATCACATCATTCATAACGCCTTGAACCGCTGCGTATGCATTTGCAAGGTCGCGGTTCGCCTTGCTCTCGTCTTTGGTGGCTTTGGTCAGGCCCTGCTTTGCGGTTGTGCCTTTCTCGTCTGCATTGGTAGCCTCGTCGCGTACTTGGCGCACCAGCCGCATATTGTCGATATCTTCGAGTTGCTGGCTTAGGTTTGCCTGCGCCGTATCAATCTTCGATTGTTCGGCTTTGACTTGATCGCGCAATACCTTGACGACCTGCGAAGCTTCCGCGCGCATCGCCACGTTTGCGTCTTTATTGCGCAAGACCGCTTCCGCCGTCTGTAAATCAGTTTGCAGCTTGGCTTTTTTCATCGTGATATCAAGCATTGTTGCGCGCGTCGATTCGCGCAGCGCGTCAGCTTCGCGCTTTGCGGCAACGTCATGCTCGTTCAATACGCCAATCTCAACCAACAGACTTTCGCGCCGATCGTCCGTTGCCTTCTTGAGTTGGGTCAACGCAGCCTGTTGTTTGTTGATGGCATCGCTTGACGTATCAACTTCTTCTGTCAACTTGCGGAACGATGCGGCCAAACGGTTATTGCCTTCGGCGTTTTCGTCGGTTGCGTTTGCATACACTGAATAGATAGCAACGGCTGCCGCAACCGCTGTTGCGATAGCCGCCAGTGGTGCAGCCAACGCAGACGCCTTAGCAAACAGACCGCCAAAGCTTGATTGCAAGAGCGCCGTCGCGCTATCCGCTTCTGCGAAAAGCTCGACAACCTGCGGGCCTTGCTGCATCAACACGGTAAACGGCGACTGCCCAGCGATAAGGCTATTGGCAAAATCGCCGACGTTCTTACGCAGGCTTAGGGTCTGTTGGTTCAGTTTCCAGTTTGACCCGGCGGCCTTGGTCGCCCCATCGCTGACTGCCGAAAAGGTGCTTTGTGCCGGCGCTGTCAATGCTTGCAGGCTTTGCGAGTAGTCCGCCGATGCTTTTGCAAGCGCCTGTTGCGCGCCTTTCGCATCACCGGTGACCTTGCCGATCCTCTCGATTTCAGCCGCTTGCCGCTGAAACTTTAGGGTCAGTTCGGCTACAGGGTCACCCGCCGCCAGATACTCTTGTAGTTTCTGCGTTGCCCTCTCAGTCTCTGCCGCGGCGCGAACGTTTGCCGCGCTGCTGGCCTTTGCCGCCGCTTCTGCCGCTGCGCTCGCCCGCTTGAACTCGCGCTCAAGGGCAATCGCCATCTGTTTCGCGCTGCCGCTTGCCTCGTCTGGAATACTGCGCAACTTGCGCTGCAGTTCAGAAATATCGGCCCGAAGGGTTAGGGTTGCTACGTCGGCCATGATTTACCCTCCGGCAAGGCGGCGCAACTCTGCCGCTGCTTCTGCAACGATAGCCCGTTCTGCCTCTTTCCGCATGCGGCGCAGGGTCTGCCAATATAGCCCGCGGTGCACAAACACCACATATGGAATCAACGCCTTGCGACCCGTCTGTTTCTCAAGGGCTTCAATCACCCTCAGTTCGCGCAGCTCATCCGGTGTCAGTTCTTGCCCGTCTTGTAACTGTCGCCGCAAGTCATTCGCGCGTCCGCGTAGACGGCTAATCTTGCCGTAGTTGCTGGCGTCGTTGTCTATCGAGGCAACCAAAACAGCGCCGTCGCCGCGCTGTTCAACGGTTCGGACATAGGCGAACGCATCGCGGCTGTTGCCGGTGGCCGTGGGGAATCGACTATCCCCGGGGCGCGGGTACTCTTGCGCGACGTATGCCTCTGCTTTGTCGAGATAGGCGTCCAGCGCGCCACTTACGGCGGGGGCCATACCCCGCACCATCGAATCAATCTGTGCCTGCAGTGTGGCGTCGATATCAATCGACACTTTGCCGCTTCGCACTTTGATAGGTCGGCTCATGCTTCACCGGCGACGCGCAGGCGGTGGCGGTGGCGGTGGCGCCTTGGCTTGCCCCTTCGTCGGGTCACAGTGTACCCGATACCACGCGGTAAGGGCTACCCTATCGGTGCGCGATAGGGTGCCCCACCATCCCGGCGCTTGGCCCCACAGGCGGCAGATTTCCAAGGTCTGGAAATCCAACCGACCTACGGGGCCGCGGTAAAAGCCTCTTCGGTGGCGACCTCATCCTCAAAGAGCACGGCGCTTGCGACAAGCTCCATGCACTTTGCGCCGGCCTCGCAAATCGCGCCGAAGGCAACCTTTCGGGCCTGCAGCGCGTCGAAGACGGCTTCACCGAAAGCCGATGCCGACCCTTTCCATTGGACCCCGTGACAGTCCGCACACAGGCCCAACGCCGCGGCAAGCGCAACGTGGGGACTGTCTTTGGCCTGGATTTGCAGGACAGCCGCCGCACGGGCTGGGCTGCGAGGGGCATGCAGCGCGTAAGTGGCGCCGCCAAATGTGATGTTGTCGGGCATCGGGGCTCTCCGATGTGGATGGTTAGGCGACCAACTTAGGCCGGGGTAATCGTGCCGTAGATCGTGCCGTTGATCGTCAGCGTGTTGGGCTCGCCCTCGGCGAAGTCGGCGCGGCAATCCACATCTTCGAGGGTGAAGGTATGGTCGGCGGCGTCGCCCAGGTCGGTGCCTTCGATCGTCAGCACGATATCGATCGTGTAGACATCACCCAGGGCCGTGGTCGTTGACACGTTCGATGTATAGGCACCCTTCTTGCGAATGAAGTCAAGCGGGGTGACGTTGGTGCCGTCGCTGACGTCTGGCACCATCAAAGACATCGAAAACGTCGGATACTCCCGCGCGCCACGGCGCAAGCCGACCAGGACGCCACGGGTTTCATAGGCATTCGTCGCGCGACCAAGCGCATCTTGCGCAAGGCCACTGATCGAACAGTCGCCCATGGTGAACGGAACCGACAGGGTAACCGGCGTGCCGGTGCCATCCTTGAAGGTGACAGACCCATCGGTGAAGTGCTTGGGGATAACAGAAGCCGGCATGGCGTACCTCTCAGGTCAGCGGGATTTGGTGGGAAGCAAACAAGGTCAACACTACCACAAGGGTACGGTTATCGGTCTGCACTTGCCGGCTAACCGTCTGCAACGTGAAGCGGGGCAAAGACGCCCGCCCCACGCTGAACAGCGCCGCCGTGAACGCGGCTTCGGCGGCAAGCGCCGCGGTGTAGTCCGCCGCGGTGCCGTCTTGCCGAAGCGCAAAGCTGAACCCGGCTTCGATCGTGGACGTAACGTGTACGCCTTCGCTCGAAACCTGCCGCTGGGTTGGCTGTGTGATCGTCAACGAAGGCGACCACACAGACCAACACCGCGCAATCTTCGCCTCAGTGTCTTGCCCCAGTTGCGGCGGCAGGAACCGCGAACGGGTCCAGCGTGCCGAATCGGGCGACGTCGGCAGGGTAGCAACCAAGTGATCGCCAATCCTGTCAACCAAGTCTGACACTGTGAGGGCCATTAGAAGGCCCTCCGCTTGGGCTCGCCCAAGAAGTACACAGGGCGGGCCGCGACCTTGTTACCCGTGGGGGACGGGCTGTCAGGGTCGATAACTTCTGTGTACCGGATTGCGTTGTATGCGGCTTCGTAATCCCGCCGATATACATCTGCCGACTTCCCATAGCTCTCATTCAGCCCCGTAGTGAATGCCATAAACACGCGGTGCAACGTCAAAGCCAAGGCGGCTTCACGCACTACCGCTGCGCTGGGCATCTTCCACGGGTACTGACCGTCGGCAAGAAGTCGGTTTAGCAGCGTCTTCCACGCGTCATCAATAAACGCCTGGAAGTTGCTAAGGCTGTGTATCGGCGCAGACCCCGAAGGGTTCAGGCTTGGCTCCCGCGCGTACAGGTCAAGGTCAGTCACAGGGCATCGGATGGGGTTGCGCACCAATGCTGCATCGGTCTGGAAGACCTCGACAACACCGGCAAGGGTCAACGTCCATTCAATGCGCCAGTCTGCCCCATACGCAAGCGCAGAAGTGGACGCAGCCGGGACCGTGTAGGTAGCGATTGAGCCCACCACCGAACCCGACGCGGCTGCGACCACAGACACATTCGCGGCAGACCACACAGAAACGACAACCACCGAGGGAGTGACCAACGCGCCGTCTTTGTAGACGGGCAGAGAAATCACAGTGTCGCGGCCCTTCTCAAGAAGGGTCGGGCCTGACATTCTCGCTTGGTATGCGGTCGCGCTCATTGTGTGGCCTCCGAGCCGTCAAATCACTTGAAGGCCACCACGCGATACTTCTCATTGTTGGTCACAGTGACAACAACGTTAGTACTCGTGTGGGTGCCATAGGTGATCGTGAATGCGCCGCCCGAGTGATCCGAAGGAATCGCAAAGGCAAGCGCAGGGACGGTGCCGAAGCCGTGTGCCACGTTCTGCGCGCTACCGCTGCCGGTCTGTTCGGTCGACAAGAAGACCGAAGTAGACGGCAGAACCGAAGCGCCAACCGAAACCCATGCGCCGCCAATGCGCAGATACAGGGTGTTCGCCGACGCGCCGTTGGTGCGCAGATAGACCGAGCCGTTGGGCTCACTGGCCGAAGGTGCACCGCTGCCGCTGGTTACCGTGGGGCTGGTCGCGACCGCCGATTCGGCGCCGCTGGTCCACACAGTCAGTTTACGGAACGCGGCGCCTACGGCATCGCGGAAACGAAGGGGCCCTTTTGGCATAGTGTCTCCCGCCCGGCTTTACCCGGGCGCGGCTTATCGCCGCGGGTTGCTTCCGGTATCCGACCGGCGCGGGGGCGGTTTCCCGCCCTGTTCTCTTATATCAATCCGAATGGCAGAGTCGCGCGCGATTTCGGCTGCGCGATCGGGGCGCATACCTTCGTTGACCAATCGGCGCTGTGTCTCTTCCATGGCCCGCCGGCCTGCGACAGATTCACCCATTGGCGACCTCCGCAACGTTTGCACGCGCCTTGCGTGCGCGCTTCAGGTTGGCGTCTGCCTCTGCAGCGCGTTCGGCCTTGACTTCTGGCGCGCTTGCTTGGGTTGCCCGACGAAGAGCACGTTCCCCAAGGCGATCTTCATATCGCTGAATCCAATCGTCAGAGGGAAACGGAACGATACCCGATTCCATCAGCCAAAGCCGCCATTTTCGGTAAAGCTGTTCATTGTCGCGGGTAAGCTGTGCAACGTGCTTGTTGCCCGGGGCTTTGACAACTTGGATCCAAGCCTCAAGATGCACAAGACCCTGCGTGCCCTCATACCGCCGCAGATACCCGGGCCGCCCATCGGGCGTCAGGTCCGCCGGGCATTGGTTCGGCTGAATCAAGACCTGCCCGCGGGTATGCAGGTTGGCCGAAAAGTGTGCGATGCCGCCGGCTTTGTCCACACCGTTAGAGCCGGGCGAGACGTCATGCCGCTGCACAGTGGGCAGGTACACCGGCTCGCCGTCGATGTCGGAAAGCTCATAGCTTTCAGGGGAGCAAGACAACAGGAACGCAGGCGACGGGTCAATGCGCAGGCGTTCGCTTGTGGTCAGACTGCCGACAGACTCACCCAGGATAGGGGCTTCTGCGGCGCGGCGTGCGGTAGTAGGCAGCGGCATCGGGGCTCTCCGATGTGGGGGGAAACACAAGAGGGACGGGTATAGCCTGACCCGCGGCAGGCCCGGCGGGCAGGGTTAGCCGCCCGCCGGGTGACTCACTGATCAGGCGTCAGTGACAATCTTGCAGGCGCGGGCATCCTCGACCATCGCGACACCCAAGAAGGCGGACGCGATCACGGTGTTCAAACCGCTGGTTCCGGCGCGCTCGAACTCGACAACCACAGGCGAAACAACCTGCGGGTTGACACTGCCGCGCAGAGCGGAAAGCGGGTGAGTGGCCTCCGCGTACCCGAAGGCGCCGCGGCTCCACATGCAGCCGGCACGGTCTGCGCCGGCGTTCGCGGTAGCCACACGGTTGTTCACCCAGAAGTCCACGCCGAGATAGGAACCGGCGTAGCCCTTGCCCTTGGCGGCGATCATTTCGGCGGTCGGAGCCGCGAAAGACAGCGCGCCGCCCTCACCGCGCAAGCTGTTCTGCAGATCGGCCATCTGCTGACCATGCAGCATGCAGTAAAGGCCATCGGTGTTGTTGGCCTTCATCAGCGTTTGCATGGCGTCGATGACGTCATCGAGGGTCAGATCGGCGCCCGAAGTGCCAGCCGAAGCGGTCACACCGCTGAACAGGCCAACAGTCAGATCGTTGTGGCGGTTCAGGTAGGCGCTAACGGTCGACTGCGCAAGGCGTTCGATATTCATCGCGCCGCCCAGGCTGGAAACCAGAAGCTCGTCAGAGACTTGCAGCTGAATCGCCTGCCGGGCAATGGTCAAGGTGATCTGATCGCTGTCCAGCGCGGTGTTGCTAACACCGGTCGCCTCACCAGGGGCGGTCATTGCGAGGCTGTCCCAGCCGGCGAGGGGAATCGCCAGGGTGAGGCTGCCGCGCGAAGCCATCGGCGAAAAGTCAACCAGGGCGGGGCTACCGCGCAGGTTGATCAGGCTGTTGAGCTTGGTCAGAATCTCCATCTCAAGGACGGATGCAACCAAAAAGTCCGACGATGCGGCAAGAATCTCGTTAGCCATTAGGCACCTCAAAAGCGTAGGAAGGTAGTGTGGTCACTGCCGGCCATTCGCATTTGTTACACGGTGCGACCGTGATAGCCGTCAATCAAACGGTAGCACGGTCGCGCAATGCATGCAAGTTACGCGCCGCCGAGCTTAGACACCAGCCCAGCCGATGCGGCCTTGATTAGATCGGCGCGATTGGCGGCCCAGGTCGCCGGGTCCATCTGCGCGATACTCTCCCGGGTCCAGCCCGCCGCCGTAGGCGACGGAGCCGGCGCAGGGTTCGCGCCTGTCGCCGCGGGCGGCAGCGGGGCGGCACTACGCGGCGGGGCAGCCTGTGGTGCCTTGGGCGGCGCTACAGGCGCAGCCGCTGGCGTCGCCGTAGTAGCGGCAGGCTGATCGGCAAAATACGCCCCAAGGCCCTTGGGGCGCGCCGTGGCGTCGGTCTTGAGTTTGGCCATCCAATCGCCGAACGCAGGCTTGGCATCGTCACCCTCGCCGGTCGGCACTTTGTCGTAGTAGTATCGCGCCAACTCCAACCCTTCGGGGTCAGTGATCCCGGCATCGACGCCAACTTTGTATGTCTCGAACTCAGCGGTCGCCTTGGCGAGTGCAGCCCGCACGGTTTCGGCTTCGGCTGCCTTTGCCTCTGCCGCTGCGAGATTGCCGCGCAACGCGCCAAGATCGGCTTCAAGCTCTTTGCGCTTGGCAATCTCTTCGTTCAAGCGGGACCGGGGGACCATATCGGTATCAGACATCGGGGCTCTCCGATGGGTTGGGTTGAGGCTTGTAGCCGTGCATTTTGGGGATCATACGTTTTGCCCAGGCGCGCCCGGCATCGCCGCCCCACAAAAGCCACGCTTGGTAACCTTTGCTGTCGACGCCCCAGCCTTCGCCTTGCTTGTCAACTTCATGCCGCGCAAAATATGAAACCATCCGCTGCAGTGTCGACAGACTGACAGGCTGCCGATTGGCAAGCTGTACCGCCCGCCGAAGGCCGACAGGTGTACCCGCCCGGTTTGATGGGGGTTGCTGCGCACGCAACTCCAACCCGCGACGCGCTGCCGCCGCGACCTCGACAGGGGGCCGGGCCAGCTTAGGCATCCTCGCCCCCAACCGAGACATCATCCACGATGTCTTCTTCGTCTTCGTTTTCGTCGTCAAGCAAGGCAAGCAAAGTGACCGCAATATCTGCCGCACTTTCGCCGTCTTGGATGGCATCGATAACGTCTTGAATCGCCTCACGCATCATATCGCGCTTTGGCTTCTCAGGCTGGGCAGGCTGTGACGGCATCGGTTGCGCAGGCTCTACAGGTGCGACCTCGACGGGTTCCCGCTCTTGCGTAATCTCCCGCACGCGCCGTTCGGCTACATCAAGCGGCACATCATGCAGCGCCGCAAACGCTTCGGCAGCCGTCAGCATACCGCGATCGAGCAGCGCGAAAATATGCTCCCGGTGCGCCTTCAACTCTTCGGGGCTGCGAGGGATGCGTGGATAGGTCAGGCTATACCCACCCTCAGGGAACCGATACCGGGTCGGGATTGGCTGCCCCGCCGCTTCTGCGGCAAGTTCCAACCCGTCACTGTATCGATTGAGTAGGATTGCGCACAGCCGCACCAACCGTTGATCGGACGCCTCGAAAATCGCTTGGTATCGCCGCTGTAGTTCCCGCTTGCCCTCGTTGGTTAGCGCGATGGCGGCACCGCTTCGAGCGTTACCAGAAAGCCGCTGAACGTCCGAAGGACTAATCCCCGCCGACTCCATCAGCGCCGAAATCATGTTGCCAAGTACGCTTTCCTGCGTGGCGATATCGCCGCCCGGCTGGAACTGCCCAGCGGTTACCTGACCATCAAACCCGGGCAACTTCTCGACGACCAAGATCGACGTTGGATCGGCAGGAACGTATGCCCGGCGCTCGCCTTCCGCGTCTGCCATCGTGACAGCCGCACCGGCTGGTGCACCACCGATAAGGTATTTCTGCGGCCAACTTGCATCCGCGAAAGTATGCAACAGGAAGCTATTCAAGACGCCCGCGGTCAACGTGCCGTCGACGATTTCAATCCATTCATACGGATCCCAAAGCCGATCGCCGTTCGGGGCTGCGTGGTACAGCACATAAGGCAGGACCGGCGCGCCCTGCGCGTCGGGATTGTCCGCAAGCGCCGCACGGGTCGGAGTCGCCCGCCACGGGTACGCCTCACCGGCAAGCGCGCCGCCGTAAATCTGCGCCGTGATGTCGAGGCCCAACTGCCAACCGGCACCGGTTGCACCGCCGCCTAACAGGTGCACCGCATGAAAAGGAACCGGGCCGCTAATGTCATAGACATCGACAGTCC